CCCGGAACAAGTGCGCCGAAGCCGCCAGCTCGTAGCGCCAACGATGTCGTCATTGCAATAGTCTATGTACCGGCCACCGACACGGCCATTGCCACGACGCAGATCATCGACAAGCGGGTGTCTCCTAGTTATCCCGTCTGCATCTATAGACAAACAGCCGCAGATACGGTCAACACGACCGCCGCCGCAATCGAAGCACTCAACAGGACGAACTCGGGGCTTACGGTCCCGGATGGACTGTTCCTGAATCCTCGTATCCTGCGGGTGCGGATGGGCGGCAACATCCTACAGAACAGTGGTGTGGTAGCCGTGGCATTCGCCGTTCGTTATGGCGGCACCACGATGTTCAACGAGACGGGTGCTGCTTCCGTGGCAGACGCAGACCGCCGGGCTTGGTTCTGTGAATTTGATCTCATTGCTCAAGGTACATCGGATCAATCCATGGTCGGGCAGTTGCAATGCTCGGACTTGCAGACTGCCATGCCGACGCCAACCACCGGTATTGGTGATGTGTTCTCTGGCGCGACTGTTTCAGAAGGTCCGACTGCCATGTCAGGGGCAGCGGCGGTTAATTCTGACACGGCGAACCGGCTGCTGTCGGTGATCTGGACCCTCGGAACATCGAACGTATCGTGCGAACTAGTCACTGAGTACGCGACGGTGGAGTTGCTCTAAGTGTCCTTCCCGTTTGTAGTCGGCGCTTCTGATAGTTACGTCGGCCGGAACTTCGTCGGGGAAACTGAACCACCGCCGCCACCACCAGAAAATGTAGGCGCACGCCGCCCGAGTGGGCTGCAACACAAGCGATTTCAGACCTCTCCCCGAGATACCACACCTCCACCCGTAGTTGGTGGCGCGGTACTGATATCGGTACCGAGTGGCACGCTTACCCTCACGGGCTTCGTTCCAGTAATTAGAACTCCTAGAGTTATATTAGTTCCTCAAGGAACTTTGACTCTTACCGGGTACGCTCCTACTGTTTTAGCTCCCCGACGAGTAACTGTTCCAAATGGAACTCTTACTCTAACGGGGTACACGCCAACAGTAGTTACTCCGAGAACTATAAGTGTACCATCAGGTACGCTGACGTTAACCGGGTATGCGCCCGTAGTCCAAATCGGGTCGGACGTTGACATTCTAGTTCCGCTTGGAACTCTTACCTTAACAGGGTATGCTCCAACTATAGTACTTAGTAGAACAGTAATAGTTGGACTAGTTGAAGAAACAGACAGTCCTTTTTCTGTTTTTAAACTAAAAACTAGATCCGTGGGATTGAACGATGAGTCTGACTCAGTACTGGCTGTCACTAGACTTAAAACTAGGGTAGTCGGACTTAACTTAGAGACGGATTTATCGCAACCTCTGGGCAGGCTAAAATCTCGCCTAGCGGGGTTAAGTGAAGAGACGGACTTCGCATTTTCCGTAACCGTCATAGGTGGGGCTCCGCCCGGAGGAGCGCCCGCAGTAAGAATGTCTAAATATAAAATAGTTTTCCACCCACAGAAGCATAAACGTGCCTAAAGAAATAGCTAATAAAGTTCACAAATGGGCTAAAGGACAGTCCGGTAACCCCAACGGCCGTCCAAAAGGGTCCAGAAACAAGATTACTCTGATGAAAGTCGCTCTAGAGGGCGACCTTCGTGAGAGACTTAGACCACAAGCTCACGACGTTCTTCAGAAGGCAATTGACATGGCCCTTGGCGGAGATACGTCAATGATCAAGTTGCTTGTGGATAAAATGATTCCGACCTCTCGGTCGGTAGACGAAGAGCCGGCCAAAGAGAAGGTTCAAATCTTCATTGATCGTCTCCCAAATGAAAGGCCCGCGATTTCGGGTAAAGTTGTACTGGAAGGAGAATTCACAGATGCACAGTAAGAAGCAGGAAACCGGCGGGTCTTGCACAAGTTCGCCGGGTGATAAAATCAAGAGCGCGGTGGCCCACAAGCCTGCCGGTATGTCTCGTCTCAACTCCACTGGCGGCTCTCACAGTCGCGGTAGTGGCAACGAAAAGAAGTAAGGTATAAAACATGGCAACATTAGCATCGGCCCGTAGGCAGTTTCAGGATGTATTTTCTGAAGTAATTGTTTACACGGCCTCATTTAACCCGGCTAACGCAGCTACCGGTCTCGGTACATTCGCGTCAACCGACATCACTATTCCGGGTGCGGCCCTTGGGGACTTCGTTATGGTCTCTCATCAGCTTGACCCGGTCGATTGCTTCGTCTGCGGAGCGGTTACTGCCGCCAACACCGTCACTGTTACCGTGTTGAATAACACGGCGGCGGGCGTCGATCTTGGCGCGGCAACTCTGCGGCTCGTAGTCCTGAAGGCAAATCCGGGCGTGTTCTTCCTCTAATATTGTGTCAGAGAAATCCAGCCTAACATTTCCTCTTCACGACGCGCAGCTAGATATTTTCGACGATCTAGCTCGCTACAAAGTTGTAGCAGCCGGGCGACGATTCGGAAAGTCTCACTTAGCTGCCGTCACTCTGTTGCTTAAAGCTATGGAGTCGGAGAATTCGGCTGGATACGATGTCACAACTAAGGAAGTGTATTACATAGCTCCTACTTTCGAGCAGGCCAAAAAGATAATGTGGCCGAAGCTTAAGGAGCTAGGTAAGCTTTCCTCTGAGGGCGGAATCATCGAGTCAACCATAGAAAATACAGCGGTCATGACCCTCGTTAATGGCCGTCGAATATCTATTAAGGGGGCAGACCGCCCCGACTCCTTGCGAGGCGTTGGTCTTTCATATGTGGTGTTAGATGAGTACGCCTTTATGAAACCAGATGTTTGGTCTATGATTATTAGACCTACTCTGGCCGACGTTGAAGGCGGGGCCCTATTTATAGGTACTCCGGATGGAAAGAATCATTTTTACGAGACCTTTGAGTACGCCAAGAAGCACCGCCCTACTTGGGCAGCTTGGCAGTTTGACTCACTCAGTAATCCAACTCTTAACCCTGACGAGATCAAGCAGGCCATAGAGTCGTCTCACATGACTGCGGCGGCTGCTAGACAGGAGTTTGGTGCTTCTTTTAGTGCTGGCGGCGGAGAAATACTGCCCGAAAGTAAGTGGAAATATTCCTCTGAACCCACGGATGGAGACTACTACATAGCAGTTGACTTGGCCGGATTCACTACCGAAGGTAGTGTTAAGAAAGGCCAACTCAAGGTTAGAGATGAGCACTCTCTTGCTATAGTTAAGGTAGGAACATACGGATGGTGGGTTAAGGAGATGATTAGCGGACGCTGGGATGTGCGTGAGATCGCGCTTAGAATCATTCGTGCGTATATCGATACGCGCCCAATTAAATTGGGTATCGAAAAGGGTACTCTGAAAAACGCCGTTGGACCCTACCTCGATGACGAAATGAAGCGGTTTAATCGCTACTTCCTTGTGTGGGACCTGACCCCCGGTGGGCGTAACTCTGGCGGCAAGCAAGATAGGATTCGGTGGGCTTTACAGGGCCGCCTCGAAAAAGGTCGTCTCTCTCTTAACCAAGAGGGAGCACAGGATCTAGGTTCGTGGCAGCGTAAACTCGTCGAACAAGCCTCAGATTTTCCTTCGCCGCTATCCCATGACGATCTTATAGACTCTCTAGCTTATGTTGACCAACTAGCCGACGTGGTTTATTACGAACTGGCAGAAGTGGACAATTGGGCACCCCTTGACTTAATTTCAGGATTATAATGAAAGAAGAAAATGTAAGTGTTCTACAAGGCCGGTCCAAAGGTACGTCTAACTCTGATTTAGTTGGGTGGGTAACGCATCGCGTCACTAGGTGGCGCAACACCCGCGATATTAATTATTTGAAGGATTGGGAAAAGTACTACAACATTTGGAAAGGTACTTGGGCCGCAGATCAGAAGACTAGAGATGCGGAGAGATCCAGAATCATTGCTCCCGCCACTCAGCAAGCTGTAGATTCTATGGTGGCGGAGATGTCGGAAGCCACCTTTGGTAAAGGTATGTGGTTCGATATTGAAGATAACGACGATCCCCAGCAGTTCCAAGCTGCCCAACAGTCTAGAGCGAACTTGCTCGAAGATTTCGACAGAGACGCTGTACCAGCGTCAGTTCGTGAGTCGTACATGCTGGGAGCTATTTACGGCACCGGTATTGCAAAGCGGATAGTAAGCGAGTTACCAGATGGCGGGGTTTCAGTGGGTTGGGAACCTATTCCCCCCTATAACTTCGTCATAGACACAGCCGCCAAGAACATTAAAGATGCTCTAGGGTGCGCGCACGAAACTATTCGCCCAATTCACGAAATAGAAGAAAAACAGCGAAGCGGGGAGTATATTCGCGTCTCCATTGGGCCCGTATCTGGCACTACAGTCCCAGTAAGCGGGTCTAGTCCCAACTCCACAGACCTAGAAGTAGAGCCCTCAGACGGTATCTACATCACTGAGTATCACGGGCTAGTGCCCGAGAAGTATTTCATGGAGGAGGCGGAAGTAGCCCCCTACATGGAGGGCTTGGAAAAGAATCGCGCCGAAGACGGCGCACCCGAACCCGAGGGTATGGTGGAAGCTATTATCACCATTGGTAACTCCTCAATACTGCTCAAAAAGGTTATTAACCCGTTCAACGACCGCGGAGTTATCGCTTACCAACACGACATCGTGCCTAACCGGTTCTGGGGTAGAGGTATATGCGAAAAGACGTTCAACTCCCAGAGTGCTCTAGACGCCGAAATCCGTGCTCGCATAGACGCACTTGGTTTGATGACCTATCCAGTGATGGGTGCCGATGCAACACGTTTGCCTAGGAACCTAAACCTCAAGATCCAACCCGGCAAAACCTTCTTGACCAACGGCAGACCGTCCGAGGTTTTGGAACCAATTACCTTCGGTAATCTCGATCCAGTGTCGTTCCAACAGTCGGGAGACATGGAGAGGTTCGTGCAGATGGCGGCGGGTTCTTACGACCCTGCCACACCTATCGGCGTAAACGCCCGCAACGAGACTGCTTCCGGTGCCTCTATGGGCATGGGTAACATGGTTAAGCGGGCTAAGATGACCATGTTTAATGTGGATCAGAACTTCCTAGATCCGTTGGTAAAGAAAAGTCTCCTAGTGTACAGAGAACTCGACCAACAGAGATACCCGATAGATACTACGTTTATAGTCAACTCCTCGATGTCCATTATGGCCAAAGAGTTTGAGCAGACCCAAATGACTAACCTTTTAGCCATTATACCGCCGGAATCCCCGGTGTATATGATGGTGCTAAAGACTATCATAGAAAATTACTCCGGTCCCTCCAAAGATAAGTTGGTCATGACACTAGACGAAATGATGCAGCCTGACCCGCAAAAGCAACAAATGGAGCAGGCTTTACAGATGGTTTCTTTCCAAACCGCCCAAGCAGAGCTTGTTAAGGTTCAGAGGGAAGGGCAAAAGTTGGAATCTGAGATTATGCTTAACCAAGCCAAAACCAAGAAAGAGTTGGTTATGGCCAAACTTGAAGACGAGAAAGTTGACCTCGACGCCGCTAGAATAGTTATTGAAGAGCGGCAGACCCGAGTTCAAGAGAAGCAAATTCAAGTCAAAGAGAAGGAAGTAAATCAGAAAGCCAAGGAGCCCAAGAGTGCCTCTGACTAAAGAGCAGAATGAAGTTTTTGACGCTTATGATCGCATGTTCGCCTCCGATGGTTGGAAGATGTTTATAGAAGAAATAAAGCAGAATCAAGAATCTTTGTTCCCAGAACTAATGTCTAATAGCGCAACTATCAACGAATACTATTTCCTCAAGGGCCGAAACGACGTTTATATGTCCGTTTTGGGCCTTCAAAGTTTGATGGACAACGTCAAGAAAGACATGGAAGAACAGCATGAGTAAGCTCACGATGTTCGATTTTGAATGTAAGAATTGCGGGCACCAGTTTGAAGAACTGGTACAACCCCAGTATAAAAAGTGTAAGTGCCCTGATTGTTCCTCGGTCGCTTACCGGCTCATCGCAACTCCGATGATAAACTATAGGCGAATGGGGGTAGACCCTGATTTTCCTACAGCGGGAGAGAAGTGGGCTAAAATGCAGGAACAAAGAAAAAGAGTTGAAAAGGAACGTGAACTCTAGTTCCCCAACTCTAGCTTCCCTCAACTAAGAATTGAGATAAGGAGATTTAAATGAGTAACGACGCACCTAACTTTGACCTAGAATTCAAAGACGCAGTTTCTACTACTGAAACAAAGACGGAATCGGTTCAGACTGAACCAGAAGTTCCGGATAAGTTTAAGGGTAAGAGCGTTTTTGACATCATCGACATGTACCAGAATGCGGAGCGAAAGATCTCTGAACAGGGAGCCGAGCTTCACGCAGTACGGACACAAGCAGATGAACTTCTGGGACTTAGGGGAGATAATGCAGAAAAACCCAAGGAGCGGGCTACGGTAACAGCCGAAGACCTGCTCACAGACCCTAACCTCGCGTTAGACAAAGTTCTAAACTCGTCCTCTGTGGCTGATAAGGCCGAAGAGGCCGTGAACAGAGTTGATGCTCTAGAGAGAACTATAGGTCAGCGGGAATTTGAAGGCCGTCACCCAGATTTTATGAAGGATGTCAGTAATCCTGAATTTCAGACTTGGGTGGGGACGAACAAAGCCCGCGCCAGTTTACTTGTGAATCTTAACAAGTACAACTTTGAGGCCGGAGAAGCACTGTGGGATATGTGGGAAGAGCGTAAACAGCTTGACCAAGGCAAATCCAAAGCAGACCGAAAGGCGGTTATTAGACAGGCTAGTACTGTCAGAAGTGGCCCCACTGAGTCTGCTACCAAACCAGTGTACAGCCGGGTAAAGTTGATGGAACTACAAGCAAAAGCCCAAAAGGGCGATTTGACTGCTAGGGCCAAGTGGAACGACCCCGCGTTTCAATCAGAGTATCAAGAAGCATATCGTGAGGGTAGGATTAAGTAATCTTATCTAAATTCTCGGTAATCCGAGAGGAGCAATAACATGCCACTAGGCACAGGTCAAGTCACTACTGCAATTGCAGGTACAAGTGGTGGCTTTATTCCCGAATTGTGGTCGGATGAAATCGCAGTTCGGTACAAGAGCAATCTTGTTCTCGCTAACCTGATTGAAAACATGGACCATTCTGGTAAGTACGGTGACATTATCCACGTCCCGACCGTTACCCGCGGCACGACTGCGCAGCAGTTCGGCGCTCAGGGTGCGGAAATTGCGTTCACGGCACCAACCGTTAACGAGTTCCAGATCGTCCTTGATCAGTGGTGGGTGCACGGCAAGCAGATCCCGGATATCGTCGATAAGCAGGCTCTTCCGTCAATGCGGAAGTTCATTGTGGACGACATGTCCTACTCGCTTGCACTCGCTGTCGATGACTACCTTAACGACACTACCGCAGCGCTTCTGCGCGGCGCAACGTCTCGCGTGGGTATGTTCATCGGTTCAGATGGTAACACGCTTTGGTCGGGGACGGCCAACGGCAACACAGGCAACGGCTCCGCGTTGGCAGACGAAGGAATTCGTAGGTCGATGCAGCGCCTTGACGATCTCGACACTCCGGGTACTGGCCGTTTCTGGTTAGTCCCGCCGGTTGAGAAGCGCCGGTTGCTAGCGATTCCTCGCTACACAGAGCAGGCATTCACAGGCGAATCGGGCGGAAGCAATTCCATTCGAAACGGCTATGTTGGCAAGCTCTACGGCGATGAAGTCTACGTTTCCTCGAATTGCTCGGCTTTCTTGGCCGTAGACGCCGCGACGTCCTATCGTCAGGTTATCTACGCCCACGAGTCGGCGATCATCTTGGCAACGCAGATCAAGCCTCGCGTTCAGTCTCAGTATAAGGTCGAATTCTTGTCAGATGCCCTCGTCGCAGACGTGGCATTCGGCGCAAGGGTTGTCCGGACTGAGAACGACGTTACGCTGGATCGCGGTTTGATTCTGGCAGTTCCGACACTCTAATCGGTTTCTCTTCGGGGGAGGAAACTCCCCCTTAGAGATTTAATAGGAAATAGAAGTGGCTACATATCTAGAAATTGTGAACAAAGTTATGCGCCGCATGCGCGAGCAA